CCTTTCATCTTGCCGACGATCTCCTTGGCTAGCGCCGGCGGCATCCCGTTCTTCTTCCGGCCATGCCCGGACAGGACCGCATGGGCGTACCTGACCTGGGCTCTCGACTCAGGCATCTAGTAGTGGGGATTGCCCTTTTTGCCCTTAACGCCCTTGTTCGTATTGCGGAGAGGCGCTTTCGGTTTGGTGCCGTTCTCGCCGGGATAGCTCAAGCCGGCGTGGCTCCCGTGGCTCGACTTCATGCCGTTGTAGCCATGCCGATAGTCGTTGAAAACGTGGCCCACGAAATAGGCCATATCCTTGGCGTTCTCAAAGACCTTGACGGTGGGCTCCATGTAGCCCATCGGGCTCATGCCCATTTCGCCGCCCTTCTTTTTCTTGTCGTAGGGTTCTTCCCAAAAGCACTTCACGACGAAGCCGTTTTCCGCGTACTCGACTTCGAGTTTGTTCACCATGTACCCCATCTTGGCGTACTGTGCGGCCTTCTCGCCGTAGGCATCCATTGACATTTTGCCCTTGGACTCCCCACCCTCCATCATCTTCCCGTAGGCGGGATTCGCGTAGTGATCTCCCTTAGCGTTGTGCGGCATCTTTTTTCATAGCCTCCTGTTTTTGCCGGTGATCCCGGATTTCTTTTTCCATTTCGGCAGCTTCTTTCTGGCTGGCTCTCTCAAGCTGCGCCCTCAATTTCGCATGGGTAACATTCCCGACGACGGGCCTCATGCTGCCCGGCTCCCGTCCCTTGGTGGCTTCCCGTAAATCCCGGCCCCTGGCGGTCAAGTCTTGTAGATCCGGGGAAGGTACTTGGTGGATGCCCTTTTGGGCGAGAAGGGTGTGATTGAGTCCTGCGGTTTCCTGCCGCAGCCGGACGACTTCCGCTTCCAGATACCGGACATATCGGGAACGGAAAATGTCGATGAACGATTGGAAGAATTCCAGTAGCCTCATGGCTAACTGGCCTTCTTCTTGGCAGCTTTTTTCTTGTTGTTTTTCTTTTTGGGCGCCTTCTTTTTCCCTGGCTCCCATGAATCCAGGTCCATGACACAGCCCAATTTCTCTCCGATTTTTACCCCGCCCAACTCCCTTCTCAGCCTTCCCAAAGGATCCGATGGCCCATCGGTGTTTATGACAACGATGCTGGCTTTTCCATTTTCGATCTTGGCTATGAGGCAGTCTTGGGGTTTACCGGAGAGGTCAACGTAGGTGGCAGCTTGGCCGACTTCCATGGCGTTTCCTCCATTGGATTAGTTGCCGCCACTAGCGTTGAACGATTTGAACCTTGGTTTTGCGCCCTCCGAAAAAGCATGAAATCCGAAGGGCGCGACATGGAAAACGTCAAAACCGATCCGAGGCTATCACGGGATCTCTGACAGAATCAACCGATTGTCGGTGGGCTTTTCCCTTTCCGGTGACGCAGGAAGCGCCGAGGCATACGCCTTTTCAACTGGCTCCGCTTCTTGTTCTTGGCCGTTTCTCTCATCACCGTCATCATGGCCTCATTCGGATCCTCGATGGGCTTGACCATCTTCCGCAGCCGGTTCTCGAAGGGCTCCGCTTTCGGAGCGTAGCGACTTTTCAGGCCGTAGCGGCAGGAGTCATACGGGTCATCCCCGTCAATTTTCATCACATCTTCCACGTTCTTGTCGTCCCGAATCATCATGGGGATACACTCGATGATGTGCTTACAGTGGCTCCCGATCATCCAGCGCCCGTCACGCATCATTTGGTACATCAGCATGGCCCCGCCTACCCGGTCATTGTTCGCCATCCGGGCAATCGGGAACTTCCCTTCCCTGAAAATCATGTTCATCTGATCCGCGATGGTGTCCGGGCCTTGTCGACGGGCAAAGGCATCCGGCGCGAGGTACACCGTCTGGATCTTCTCCTTCTCCTGATCGCCGCTTCTTTTGACGATCTCGTAGGCCAAATCCTCCGGTGTGAGCTTGTCCTTGACCAACTCCCGATAGGTGAACGTGGTCCCGGAATCGCTCTGACAATGCCAGTAAACCGCAGAAGGGTGGATATACCCCCAATCCACTGACACCCACCTTGGCCACCACGGCTTCATTCCCATTTCCTCGGGCCGGCAAGTCATCGTGGCCCGGTCAAAAATGTCGAAGTAGACACCCCCTAAAACGTCCCAACGGCCTTCCAAGAGAGCTGCGCGCAGGTGATTGGGCAGAGCTGCCAGCTTCGCCTTGTAGTCCTCATCGTTGGCGTAAACAGGGTTATCTGAGAGCAAGGCAGGGATGAATTCGTAGTCGTCCGGGTTGTAGGCCGCAGCCTGGCCCTCATCCATGCCCGTTGGTGGCTTTTTGTCCAGCCACATGGCCTTCACCCATCCAAAGCCCGGTCCCACGGGATTCGTCGCTCCCGCCATTCTCCCGCTCATGTGGGGGCTCCGGTTCCAGCCGGTCAGTGTCGTCCACTGAGCCAGGGTGAACTGCGTCAGCTCGTCCCATCCCACGAAAGCCCACTCACCCCCCTGATACTGCCAAACGTCATCATCCGTCTTGCAGTACCCGAACTTGGTGACGGATCCGTTGTGCCAGGTCACGATTTGCTTCTGCGTGTTGTAGCTCTTATAGGCCTCCGGGGGAACGAGGCGCCTGAAGTTGAGGATGATCGACGCTTCCAACTCGGGGAACGTCCGGCGTAAGACCATTGTGTTGATTCCAGCGTGGACATTCGCAGCCAGGTCAACCGCTTCCATGAGTAGCGCCCACGACTTACCGGGACCGGCCGCACCGCCGAAAAGCCGGTACTTCGAAATCGAATTGTGGAATACCTGTTGCTTGGGGAAAGGCTCGTAGGGCTGCAAAAGAGCCACTTCTTGACGTTTCTCGCTGATAATGCGTTCTGTACCGCTTTTACCGACCCGAATCAGCTCTTGTTCAGCCATTTTTCTGCCAAAAGGGGGTCTGACATTTTCCCGCTACCCCTGACATTCTATTCGTCAGAGTCCTACGCTCTCCAGCACTTCCTTGGAAACTGCCAGATAGGGGTCATAGGCGATCTCGTCGGCTTCCAGGGGCTCAAAATCATCCTGAAACCCCTTGATGATGGGGATATGGTCGGGCTCCGCTCGAGAAATGCAGACGTCCAGGCCCGTGTCGATGTGCTGAAACCTCACTTCCCAAGTCGGATCCTTCGCCTTCGGATACCACCTGTCCCGCTTCTCCCGTGTCGTGTTGGGGTCATCCAGTATCACGCGGGTATGGCCGGCCATGAACAGACTCCGAACCTGGAACCCCGCCGTGTGTTCAACCATCGCGTTAGGCACCACAGGCGTTCCCGAGGCGATTAACACCTGGCGTATCGCATCCGGGCTCACTATCGGGATGATATGGTCGAGCGCCCAAGTCGATTTACCCGAGCGCGGCAAGCCCACCAAAACGATCAGTAAATTCATGCTCCCACCCTCGATCCTGCGGGGGGATCCAGTTGCAGCTCGTCGGTCTGGATGCCCTCGAATTCCTCTGTCATTCTGTCGATGACGGGCATGATCTCAGTGTCTTTCTCAAGCTCTGCCCGGTTGAGGCAAGTTTGCTGATCGGTGTCGATCCACTTGAACCACGTTTGCCACTCTGGATCCAGCCAGCGGTCCCTGCGCTTCCGGGTATTATGGCACCCGTCCACGATCACCTTGGAGTGGCCGGCCAGGAAAAGAGCCCTCACCATGATACCCGCGATAGCCCACACCATCGGCTCGGCAATTTTCAGAAACCGCATCCCGTGGAGCGCCAAACGGATCGAATCCGGGCAGACTATCGGCGCACCGTGAACTGACTTGGACGCTTTCGCCCACGTTGACTTCCCGCTGCGCGGGAGCCCTACCATCACAATCAATTTGTTCATTCTTTTCTCCCTAATAGGTCAACCCGCATCCGGTACTTTACACCGTTCTCCTTGATGGTCAGGTGCATGATCGGCCACAGACGCTCCTGCCTCACCGCCTTGCAGGGCCTTTGCCCGGTGGGATTGAAGTCGAACCATTCAGTGATAGCCACGGGCATGGGGAGCCAGCCAGGCAACCGAAAGCGACCATCATGGCCCAAAATCACAAGCGCATAGTTACGGGTCAGGAACGGCGGCAGAGCGTCTTTATCGGTGTGCAACAACAGCTTTCCCGTTGCCGTGAACGTCCCGCGTACCTCGCAATTTTCACCCACATCACCCTTGTTGCGATCCCTGAACGGCGGGTAAGAACTGCGGTCCCACATCGGCATCCCATACGCCCACCGTAAGCAAAATTCCCCGATCACGCCCGTCCTGCTATCCCCCTTGGTCCGTTCCTTTTCCTGACCCCATTTTGTCCGGCTTCCGTCCCTCGCTCGGTCAACCTGGATCCCATCAGCGATAAAAACAGCCTCATCCCAATACCCCGCCGGCATCTGAAACGTGGTTTTCCGGTTCATGGCCGGCGATTGTGCGTCCCTTCGACCCCCGCCCCTTCCCGCTGCCTCGTCCGAAAGTCCAAAACCGACAACGCGCTTTTCAAATTCTGGATGGCACTCGCGTTCTCAGAACACGCGAACCCGCTGGCCTGATAGAACTCAATCCGCTGCAGCGCCGCCGCAATCACCGTTTCCACAAACGCTCCATTCGGATCCTTCCTCTCAGTACCCCGCCCAAGCGGCCCCTTCTGCCACGAAATGTCGAGCCCCCGCGCCTTCACAGTCCCACCATGAGGCTTCCCCTCCTTCAACTGATTTTTCGCTTCAAAATCCTGTAGCATGAAACCATCCCTCCGTTTAAGAGCCCGGTAAGCGTTTGAACACCGGACGAAATTTCTTAACACCCTCATCGTCCAACTGTTCGGATCCACTGTCGGCAATTCCATGAGCCAAGAATAACTCAAAGAAGCTCAAGAGCATAGGGGCTTTTTTGAAAAGAATTTTTGAAACAGACAGTGGCATATATATAAAAGGGCACCCGGGGTCGACCCGGAGCGGGTCTGTTTTCCGGGTTTTCTCGCGGCGCTCCCGGTGGTCGGTTCTCTCCCGGTTCTCTCCCGGCCGGAGGTAGCCGGCTCACTGTATCTTGTGGTCGAGGGCTCGGAGGCTTCCGGCCTCGCTCTAATAGTCAATGGAAATGGGGATAGTCGGATAAGATTGTTTATGTAAACTAAGCGCCGGGGTGGACTGTCGACGGGCTCGGCTCCAGGTCGACGGGCTCGGCCAGGGGCTCGGCTTCCGGGGTGACGTTGACAGCCGGCAAGGGCTCCCGGTTTATCCCTGTCTTGAGGTAGACAGTAACCTTCGGCGCCATGCTATCGGTGAGCCCTAAATACTCGGCCAATAGCTGCAGCGCCGGCAGTTTAGGATAGAGCTTTACCTTTTGCTTGTGCCGCTCATACTCCCGGGTTCCGTCTTTGTTCCGGCTTGTGAGGGTTTGATCTTCGATTGATTCAAGTGCCGCCAGGAGGTGACGCGGTATCACGGCCGAGGGTTTGACAACTAAACCGCCGGCGTCGGCGCTCCACTCCAAGAAATCATCCAAGTTTGAAAAGGCTACGGCGGCCAGCTCGGCCAATACCATATCCTCGGTGACTTCCAAGCGCGCCAGGGTTTGCCGGCGTCGGGCCTGTAAGGCTTCAATCACGGCCGGATAAGCACGAAGTAAAGTACCTTGCTGTCTGGCTGACTTCGGGCTGTAGCCGGCTGAAATAGCTGCCTGAGTGGCGTTAGGCTTCAGAGTGTAGGCTTCAACAAAGGCTTGTTGACGGGTGTTGAGTTTCGGCGCTTTCCCGGCCATCGGCCAATTTTAGCAGGTTTCGGCGGTATCAGCTGTAAAAGTGGGTCGAGGTTCGGCGCTACGGGCTCGGAGTGGTTCGGCCTATGCTATCGGACAGGGAGAAAGGGAGCGCGCCAGGGCGGCGCGCTCCGGTAGCCGGCCGGGTTCATTCCTCCGGGGTCTGTACCATCAGAAAGAGGTCGGCACAATGGAGGGTTAAAGAAAGGTCGAGCGCGTCGGCGCGTCGGAGATCCGGCCGGGTTTCCTCTTTCGGTTCCGCTTTCGGCCAGGTTCCCCACGGCCGGCGGTAGGTTACACGGCGGCGCCGGCGTTGGCGCGCTTGGGTTTCTTTCAGGCGCTCGGCGTCATCTTTCAGGATTTGTTCGCGGCGCCGGCTCATCTTCGGGCCTTCTTTTCTTCGGCGCTCAAGTGCCGGGTTAGTTGTTCGGCCAGGGGCGGCGCTTCGAGGGCGTCAACCTTCGGGTTTCCCCTTAGCGGTGCATCGAATGAGCGCGCCGGCGTTGGGTGTTTTGTCGAGGGCGGCGGCGCGTCTGTGGGCTCGAAGCCGTAGCCGATTAACTTGTAGTTATCCACCCACGAAAACCCGCAGCCGGCGCAGTCTACCTCTTGAAAAGCGCCGCCATCATCAATCTCCACGGCTCCGCCTTCTATGTCTGGAGAATTGCAACACGGGCAACGGCTCGAAGTTGTAATATATTCCCTTTGGCTTTTCATGCTTTCACCTTCGGGCCGTGTCCCTTTGGGAAATAGCACAATATCCGGGGCTCGGGAATTCCGAATAGCTCCAGGTCTATCGGCTCACCATCCGGGGGATT